CAGCTATTGCGCGGCACAAATCTCTAGGCATGAGGTCTGTCGCACTCTTTAGATCTGCTGACCGAAAGGTCCAGCCGTCTCTAATCCTCTGGCCGAAGCCAGCGGAATAGACGGCTTCAACGAACTTTTCGCGTTGATCGCAGTCATGGAGTGCGTCTGTCACCGCTGGATCTCTTCCCAAAAGATCCAGGAGGAGAGTGTTCCAAAGCTGAAGACCAGCCACGTAAGCCCCTTCGGACTTCGTGACGACTCTAACTTTACACCCTCGCTCAAGGACTGGCAAAGCCGTGCAAGGACGAATATTATCCTCGTACGAAAGGCCGGAGAAAATCGCTTCCCGAAGGAATAACGTTTCTCTAACGACCTCCCAGTCCTCCAGTGACAACCCATATTCTTCCGAATAACGGGTAGACCAGAGGTACATTACCTCATCACGCCTAGCCCGTCCCCCCTTTGCCTCCAATACTGTCTGGGATGCTACCGAAATTGCTTCCCACGGTTCTCGGAACAAAGAGGGAACGAGCGAGTTTAACGTCTCGCTATCCACCTCTTCACGTCTGAAAGCTTCTGCCTGGGACCGAAGGAAACCTAATTGGCCTCCTTCTTTCCTAGACGCTTCCAGACACGCACTCCGGCCCACTCGAAAGCGTGCCGTTGCGCGTCCCCGTGAATTCAATCTGGCGATTAGCTCACCAGTGAAAGCCCGGATTGAATCGAGGTCACTAGCAGAACATTCCATGTAGGACGTCAGATTCCTCCGATGATCCTCCATAGTCTTTTCTACTAGCGCAGGTGGAGGCCGAGGAAGGGCACGGGATGCCCTAGCTAATTGAAGGCACATCGTACGACGTGACTCTCCATGAAGCCCCTCGACTCTCAAACTCCCAATCAAGAACCGGCTGACAACCGATTCAATCAAAGGAGCACCTGAGATAGCGCTAACTCGAAATCCGTTCAAGGCGCCTTTGACTTCTTTCGAAGCAAAGATCTCCCCCCGGTTTGCAACTAAGTTGTAAACCCATTTCCATAAGTCGGTTAAACCCAGCAGAGCTGAGCGCCACCGACCCTTAGGACGTGCGAGGAGGAGAGGCTGCCATGCACCAATAGGGTATGCCACTTGAATGGCTCTCCATAATGCAAGGCAGACGCCCTGAGCGAACAAATTGCGGCTGTTGGATCCCC